ACGTTGAACCGGTGGTGCACCAGGCTGTAGGCCGCGCTGTGCATCAGGCCCCGCTTGGTGGTCAGCATGGTGACGGCAGCGCGAAGGCCCGCCCGCTCGTCGGGGGTGGCGGTGCGCGGGTTGGCTGCCTGGCCCTTCTGCCAGTAATCGCTCAGAACGTCGAAGCACTCTGATTGGTACTCGACAAGCCGTCCCTGCACCTCTGGCTTAACGCGGGCGGCGTCAACCCCGAACAACCAGCCATTGAGCTTGTTCAGGGGGAGCGTAACCAATTTACGGTACTGGCGCTCACCAACAACCTTCATTCGTATGACACGAACGCAGCCTCCCAGCACTTTGTGCCGTTTGATGCGCTCGAACTGGCCACTCCAAGAAATACCGATGGCGTCGCAAATAGGCTTCATAGCCACACGAACGACACCTTCGACATTGAAGGTTGGGATGCTGGTGCCATGAAAATTGATAGAAACAGGTGATGCGATCAAAGCTGTCATGATGATGATTCCCCTTACTTGGTTTGAGAATCCACCACCATCTGTCGCCATTCAGAATGGGGGCGGACTGCGCAGGGTTGGCGAACCGGTGTAAGAGGAAACCGGCATACCCGAAGGTATCCCCACGCAGCCCGCCATAACAGGCATAAAAAAAGCGCTGTTAAGCGCTGCTGCTGCGCCTCTTAAACTTGCCGGGTCGCCAAACCCGAGCCACTGATTTTGCAGCGGCAAGGGAATGTTGGCCCAACTCGGCGCAGGCGTCAAGCGGCCTGCTCATTATGGCGGCGTTGCGGGTGGTTCCCAACCCTGCGCATTGACCTGTTTGCATTATCAGTGGTGCGGCGGACGCCCACAAAAAACCCCGCCGGGGCGGGGTTAGTCGTTCAAAGTAGAAGTATCAAATTCTCTCAACCAATATGCCAAGAGACTAGCTACCTCATCCTCACTATAGTCATGCATCGCCACACCCTCCCAAAGCACAACTATATCCTGATCTGGCATAGTCAGTTCGTAGCCATTCAGAAGAAGGAAACGATACACTGCATCCGCTGCGGTGCGCTTGTTGGCGTTCAAGAATGGATGATTTTGTACGATCCCAAATCCTAAGACACTCGCCAACATCGCTAGATCTTCAGTCTGAGTATAGTAGCGGTGCATACATGGCTTTTGCTGAGCGCTTTCAAGGCCACCCTGATCGCGAATACCAAAAGGCTCACCTGGGGTGAGCCTTAGCATTTCTTGATTGATCTGTATTAGCTCTGGGACAACGATGTAACGAATACCGTCACTATCTGAACCACAGTTGCTCATGAAGCCTATACCTTAGCCAGCTCGCGATAGGCGTTCTCGTACCGCTCCATTGACATTTTGCCAGCTTTCTCGAATTGAGCCTGATGATCCCCAAGGCACGGACGCGCTTTGACGCGCTCACCTTCCTTGCGCGCAGGAATGATAAGGCGTTCTTGTTTAAGCAGTGCTGACATGGTGACCTCCAAAATACATACCTATCTGACAAAAAAGCCCCTAACGAGTTCGCTAGGGGTGTTCAGATGATGCGTTAAGCGTACTCGGAGGCATAAAATAATTCAACTGATAGTTGACAGTTTGCAAGCAAAAGGGCCTCGGAACTTTCGTTTCACATCACGGCGTGAATCAGTCCTGCAACCGCAGCGATCACTGCTGCCACGCCTACAAGTAAGCAACCCAATGCCAGCAGAATACCCGCTCGATCTGCGCCTTTTTCAGACATGCGACCTCCTACACGCAGTCGCGCACTACCGCCACTACGCCTATAATATGGCGGCGTTGCGGTCGCTTCCCAAGGGGTGCGGTGGGCCTGTTTGGGTTTACAGGGGTTCAGGTGAGGGCGTGACACCCTCACCCTTTCACCAAGCCCAGTCCGCTTCTTTTTGCCGTCAGCCGGGCCCTGCTTTGATCGAAGCCTTCTCCCGTTTCGCAAGACAACATGAGCACTTCCATCATGGAGTGGCCATTATGCTCTTCGTAGGCTTTGGAGCCTGACAACATCACCCGCAAGCCAATAGCGCTCAGCGCTTTCATTGCTGCGCCTGTATGCGGGTGTTGGGCTTTCCAATCGGGTTGAATATCCGCTTCTACGTTGACGCCCAGCCGCTTGGTAATGGCTTCTTCCCAGTTGGCGTAGTGCAGGTAGACCATTGTGGGGTAGATCAGATGGTTTTTAGGGTCGCCTGAACTGTTGCCGGTTCTGTCCATGTAGTCGTCAAGAGGCGCGGCAAAAATCTCAAACAGGGCATCGAAGTCAATCGCGTGGCCATCCAGATCGAGCGCCGTACGGATGAGTAGCATCAGCTTTGAAAGGTCGATCATGCTGGTGTTTTCGCCTTGATCTGCATGGAGCCATGCCACCACGCTTTCTGTGTCACTTAGATCCAGGTTCATTCCCCACCCCCAAAGTTAATGGCTAGCTGAGCCTGAGCAAGCAGGGTATCACGGCGATTTGTGAGGGCGGGCATTCGGTACCGGTGCAGAGCAAGCTCTCGACCTGCGTTGCTGCCCTTTTTACTTTGCTTCTCCGCCGCCAGAATAGCGGTATCGAGCTGCTGTCTGAAGCTTTCCTCGCCTCGCAGCAGGCGATCAATCTGCATGTCACACCAGATTTCAAAATCAACCGATAGCCAGCGGGCAAAGCGAACCGCCATCTTAGGGTGAAGCCAGGTGCCGCCGTTGCGGCCAGCCGCCACTTGCACCAGCCCTGTAGACTTGGCCAGCTTAAGTGCGCGCGTCTTGAATGCTCGCGAACCTGTATCTAACTCTTTGAAATTACTTAATTCTGTCTGAGGGACAGAATTTATCCCCAAAAAATCTGCCAGCTTTATCAGGTATTCAGCCGTCGTTGATTGGCGAAGCCACTGGGTTGGCTCTTTGCCAAAGACTTTTGCAATATCGGTGGCGTTGATCCATCCCTCCAGATTGAAGCGAACAGAGTGGCCTTGGTAATTCAATGGGATAACAGCATTCATGAGAGTGTTCCTTCTGGTGATGAGCCATGTCCACCGGGCGTCAGCAATCCACAGAGTCAGCACCAACTGCTGGCCCCATGACTCATCCCGGAAGGCTCTGTGTGTCAGCGGCGGTGGATGCCGCGCATAAAAAAACCCCAGCGGGCGCTAGGGCGTGGTGTTCGTTTCGTAGTGCTGTAAAAGCGCGTCGACTTGCAGTTGGCGCCGCGCGGCGATGGCGTCGCTTATGCGCTGCCGCTCTTCGCTGTCATCTAGCGGGTTGTCGTTCAGCGCGGCGAGCGCGCCCGCTTCAATGTGCTGGACCTGCGCCAGCAATTCGTCTTGCTCATCAAAACCCAGTCGGGCGTATTTGGGGTGGCCGTACAGGGCGGTGTAATCAATTCCCTGGTGGTGGGCTCCACCCATGCCCGCCACCACACGCCACTGGGTGCGCATCGCTAAAAACAATTCCAGCGCTGGCCAGTGTTCCTCCCACACCCCGAACGTTTCGGGCGCGGCAGCGCGGGGCTTGTTGCGCGTGATGCCCCACGCTTTGGCGTCTTCCTCGGTGTGGTCCTTGATCGACCGGGCACCCGCCCACCACCGACCAGCGCCGCTTAGTTTTTTGCGGCGGCCTGACTGCGGCCTTCCTGCGCGGCGAACCAGCTCAGGATCAGCGGGCGGCGAATGTAGGTGGTTTGCATGAGCTGTTCTACCAACTCTTTGTTGAACGGCATGTCGTTGCCGTTTTCATCCTTGATGCCGCTCACGCCTTCCAGATCGTCGAGCAGCTCTTCGTCGTTTTTCTTGCCTGCCTGCTGCGCTTCGACCGTGGCGCGGTAGGTATCCCAGTCGTGCAGCTTCCACGTGGCTTGGATGGTGGAGGGCTTCTCTTCGCCCGGCACGTGAACAGGGACATCAACGGTGGTAGTGGGGATTTTTTTCAGCACTAATGACATGGTGTTTTCCTTGAAATGGGTAGGGGTACAACAAACACGCCACCTCAGTGGGCGGCGTGGTGTGGCTGGTTTGTTGGGTTAGGTGAAGACGTATTTCACGTCGTCGTCGTTGCTGCCGGTGGGCAGGTAACGGATTTCCATGCCGTAGTGCATGATGCCTTGGTTGTCGCTGGGCGTGATGTTCGCCGCCTGCGCCTGCAGCCCTTCGGCTTTGATGATGTTGCCGGGAGCTGTGCCGTGGGTCAGTGTGACTTCACCCAGGGTCACCAGCTGGTGACTTTCGACTTTCTCGAAGGCGTTGAAGTCAGCCAGCGCCGGGGCTTCGATGGTGATGTTGCCCGTCACGCGGCGGTCGGTGATATGCACGCCTTCGTAGCCGACAAGGTTGCGGTATTCCACCTGGTTGCCTGCGTTCTGGCTAAACGCTTGCAGGCGCGCCGGGTAGTTAAACATCGTGAACGTGCTGTTCTGCTTGTTGATCGGC